GGGTGGAGGGGGTAAGTAAAGGCCCCGAGGGCGCGCGATACCTTCATTTTCGTGAGGTTCTTGTTATACCTCTTTACCCCGTCATTATTACACTTACAGCATATGCCCGAGGCCGTGTAGCGGGGGCCGTCGTGCCCATGAACGCAAGGTTTGCCCGTGTAATATTTGTTCTCCCCCGCTTCGGCGGCTTGGCGGCGAGTCTTGATTTCCATGATTGGGCCTCTTAAAAGATAGATGGCGGCATTATATCAATACGTTACCTAATAGGCAAGCGAAAAACCCGGTTACGCTAAGGGCTTGATTTGACTAGGATAACCAAAAGTAACCCGTAACCGATGTTGGGGGTAAATTCTCCCTAGTAATTTAAGACATATTACGTTATATAAGCGTTCTTTATATTATCTTATATATATTAATCTCCTATTCAAACTTCAGGAAAATAAAGGTAAATAAGTAAATACATGAAAATAAAGGAAAAAAGATAACTTACCCGGGATTTTTGGCGCTTAAAATTTCCGGTTACGGGTTGTGGTTGCTCTGCATATCTTTTGTTAGCTAGAATAGAAGGCATGAACAACCAAGACCCTATCCGCTCCAAGCGCGTCCCCCGGTTCGTGGAGGAGTACGCCAAGGACCGCAACGGAACCCAGGCCGCAATTCGGGCGGGCTACACCTCGAACCCGGATAGCGCGGCGAGTGTGGCTTCGCGATTGTTGAGCGATATCAAGGTCCAAGAAATGATCGAGGCGGAGATGGCCCGCGTAAGCCAAGAGGCCATTGTGGACGCCGCCCTGGTCCTCCGCGAGTTTCTCGCAATCGCGACCGCCGACCCCTCCAAAATCATGCACGTTCGGCGGGTCAATTGCCGCTACTGTCATGGCGTCGGGCATAAGTACCAATGGCGCGAACGGGAGTACGCCGAAGCGTGCGACCAGGCAACCCGCCCCCTAAAGCGCGGAGAGGCCCAGGAGGCGTTTCCAGACTGTTCCGGGGGGTTCGGGTTCAGGGGCAATGCCGAGCCGAACCCCGCGTGTCCTGAGTGCCACGGCGAGGGCCACGAGGACATTGTTTTCAAGGATACCGAGGGCCTAACCGGACCCGAGCGGAAATTGATCGCCGGTATCAAGCGAACCAAAGACGGGCTTGAGGTTAAGCTACGGGACCAAGATGGGGCGCTTAAAGTCCTGGCCCAATACGCAGGCCTTCTGATCGAGCGCAAGGAATTGACGGGCAAGGACGGAAAGCCCCTGATACCGGCGACGCCCCCGGCCGACCTCCCGAGCGACCCGCAACAACTCGGCGCGTTGTATTCGCAGATTGTGGGCGGCTAGCGTGGAAGGCTTTGATTTTCAAAACCCGGATTACGGCGCGGTATTCCAACGGCGGCTAAAGCTACTCGGAAAGATTCGCCGCGACCCGTCCTTGGTCCCGGTCCTCAAGGCGTACTACAAGCTCAACCCCTGGCAGTTCGTTGAGGATTGGGGCATGACCTACGACCCGCGCAACCTTGAGCGGGGGTTACCGGCGACCATTCCGTTTATCCCCTTCCCCCGTCAAGTCGAGTTAATGCAATGGATTGTCGGGCATTGGCAGAACTCCCGCGACGGTCTTGTTCCCAAGAGCCGCGACACGGGGGCGTCTTGGGTAGCGATTGCCCTATCCTGCACGCTCTGCCTTTTCTACGAGGGAATGGCGATTGGCTTCGGTTCCCGCAAAGAAGAGTACGTCGACCGCCTGGACTCGCCGAAATCCTTGTTCTACAAAGCCCGCGTATTCCTGGCTAACCTCCCCGTCGAGTTTCGGGGCGGCTGGACCCGGGAGAAAAACGGGGCTTTCATGCGCCTGACGTTCCCCGAGCTTGGTTCTGTCATGACCGGCGAGGCGGGAGACAATATCGGCCGGGGCGACCGGGCGGCGTTGTACTTCGTGGACGAGTCCGCGCACCTTGAGCGCCCCCAGCTTGCCGAAGAAGCCCTAAGCGCAACGACCAACTGCCGCATAGACTTGTCGTCAGTCAAGGGTATGGACAACCCTTTCGCAGTCAAGGCGCACTCTTGGCCCGCCGAGGACATTTTCGTTTTCCACTGGCGGAGCGACCCGCGCAAAACCGAGGCTTGGTACGAAAACCTCAAGGCCACGCGCGACCCGACGGTTATCGCCCAGGAATACGACATCAACTACACGGCTTCGGTATCGGGCGTCGTCATCCCGAACGAATGGGTTCAGGCGGCTATCGACGCCCACATAAAGCTCGGTATTGAGCCAAGCGGGAAGCGTTCGGGCGGCCTGGACGTTGCCGACGAGGGTAGCGACATGAACGGTTTCGCGGGGCGTTACGGTATCCTCTTGGAATACTGCGAAGGATGGAGCGGCAAGGGGGCCGACATTTACACGACGGTCGAACGGGCCTTTCGGATTTGCGACGACGGCGGGTATTCGGAGTTTGCCTACGACGGCGACGGCTTGGGGGCAGGGGTCAAAGGCGATGCGCGGAAAATCAACGAAGGGCGCGACCGTAACGGTATTACGGTTCGGAAGTTCCAAGGCTCGGCGGCGGTTGTTGACCCCGACGGCAAAATTCCGCAATTCGACGGCGACGAGTCCAAGGACAAGGACGAGCGCACGAACAAGGATTATTTCCTCAACGCCAAAGCGCAAGCATGGTGGTCGTTGCGGCTTCGCTTCTTGCGAACGTATCGCGCGGTTGTCCTCGGGCACCCGGTTGAAGACCCAGACGCCCTTATTTCGATTTCTTCGAAAATCCCCGGCTTGCAAAAGCTCGCCATTGAGCTATCCCAACCGACCTACGGGCAGAACGGCGCGGGCAAGCTCCTGATAAACAAGCAACCCGAGGGCACGAAATCGCCTAACTTGGCGGATTCGGTTATGATCGCCTTCGCACCGGCCGAACCCGAGCGGCGCGGCTTCTTTGATCTGTGAGGGCTTGCCCATGATTACCCGCTTTCTCCGTTGGCTGTTCGGCCCCTCGAAACCCGAGGTCACCCCCGTTCCCGAGGCCCCGCCCCCGTCCCGCGAGTCGTACTTCTCGACCGATATCGACCTAGACGAGCGTTTGACCCGCGAGGAACGGCTAGCCCGGTTGAACGCCCTCGCGTTTCCTCGAACCGTGGCCAACACCTACGTTTTGACCGGCGACGGGAAGACCGCCCAAACCTTCGCTATGGACGACAACGGGATTAAATCGGCGTTCTCCCTGGCGCAAGTCGGCCTCCCCGAGGTTCAGGCGCTTTGGTATGGCTCCCAAGGCTTTATCGGATACCAACTTTGCGCCCTGATCGCTCAGAACTGGCTGGTCAATAAGGCTTGCACCATCCCGGCCCGCGATGCCCTCCGCAAGGGATTCGACCTGACGGTAAATGACGGGTCCGAGGTCGCCCCCGAAGTCCTCGACGCTATCCAGAAGGCGAACAAGCGTTACCGCCTGAACCGTACCCTCGTCGAGTACGTCCGACAGGGGCGGGTTTTCGGGATTCGCGTCGCCTTGTTCCGGGTCGATAGCGACGACGAAGAATACTATGTCAAGCCGTTCAACCCCGATGCTATCCGCCCGGGGAGCTATCGCGGCATCTCTCAGATTGACCCGTATTGGGTCGTCCCCGAGCTAACCGCGACCAACGCCAAAGACCCGGCCGCGATTGACTTCTACGAGCCGACCTATTGGCTGATCGCAGGCAAGCGTTACCACAAATCGCACCTTGTCATTATGCGCGGCCCCGAGGTTGCCGACATCCTCAAGCCTGCTTACCTGTACGGCGGGTTGAGCGTTCCGCAAATGATTTTTGAACGGGTATATGCCGCCGAGCGTACCGCGAACGAAGCCCCTCAATTGGCGCTCTCCAAGCGTTCTATGGTCTTCTACACCGACGCGGCGAAGGCCCTCGCCAATCAAGCCAAATTCGAGGCCAGTTTGCAGACGTGGGCGCAGTATCGGGACAATTACGGGGTCAAGGTTGCAGACAAGGAAGCCGACCTAGTCGAGCAACACGACACGGCTCTAAGCGACCTCGATTCGGTCATCATGACCCAATACCAAATCGTCGCGGCGGCGGCTAACGTCCCGGCCACCAAGCTGCTCGGCACGACCCCTAAGGGGTTCAACGCGACCGGGGAGTACGAAGCCGAGAGCTATCACGAGGAACTCGAAAGTATTCAGGCCAACGACATGGAGCCGCTCATTGATCGCCATATTGTTTGCCTGCTGCGCTCGGAGATTTGCCCCCGGTTCAACATCAAGCCGTTTGGCTTTGATTGCACTTGGCGGCCAATTGACTCCATGAGCAGCAAGGAAGCCGCCGAGGTTCGCAAGCTCAACGCCGAAGCCGACAAGATTTACTCGGTCGATATCATGGCGGTCGACGGTCAAGAGGTTCGCGAAAAACTCTCAAACGACGAGCAAAGCGGCTTTAACGGCCTAGCGGTTTTGAGCAATCAAGATGCCCCGGAAGACGGTCAAGCTAACCTCCCGGCGTGAAGCGTGGGCGGCCAAGCAATCGGCCGCTCCCGTCTTCAAGGGCGCGCCGCTCCAGCATAGCGCGGCGGCGGCGGCCAAGTACGCCGAGGCCCTCGGCAAGCTGACCGCGCAAATGACCGAAACGGTACGGCGGGAAGTCCTGGCGCTCTTTGATACTGACGCGGCCGGGGCGCACTTCGGGCAGGATGCGACCATTTCCAGCCAATCCCGAATCTTGATGAACGCCCTAGCCAATCGGTTTAGCGCCCTGTTCGCCAAGAACGCCAAGCCGCTATCCGAGGCGATGGTAAAGGCCGCCGACCGCGAGGGAGTCAAAGCCCTGCATGCTAGCCTGCTGAAACTTTCGGGGGGTATGAGTTTGAAAACCTCGCTCGCCTCCCCAGGCCTCGCCGAAATTACAAAAGCCGTGGTTGCCGAGAACGTGGGCCTTATCAAGTCGATAGCCGCCGATTACCTACAAAAGGTCGAGGGGGCGGTTATGCGCTCCATTACCACGGGGAACGGCCTGCAAGACCTAATCCCCGCGCTTGAACAGTTCGACGGCCAAACCCACCGCCGCGCGAAAAACATCGCACTCGACCAGACGCGCAAGGCGTACAACTCAATCAACCGGGGGCGCATGGAAGCCCTCGGCGTGAAAAAGTTTATGTGGCACCATTCCGGCGGCGGGGCGCACCCGCGCGAGGACCATGTAGCGATGGACGGGCAGATTTACCGGTTTGACAACCCGCCGGTAATCGACAAGCGAACAGGGGAGCGAGGCATACCCGGGCAAGCGCCGAATTGTCGGTGTGTCATGTCCCCGGTCTTTGACTATGCCGACGGGGGTTAGGGCCTCGCTCTCCTGGCCGTTTTATTGGGAAGCGAGCTTGGCGGCGGGGGCGTTCGATGTCCCCGCGTTTGATTGGTTCGGTTTATACTGCGGCTATTCACTTTAGGAGGCGGTTCAAATGAAACTCACGACGGCACTTCGCAACACTCGCGCGGGCGACATCATCGCGGCGGCGGGTACGAACCCGAAACTCAAGTTTTACACCGGGGCCGAATCGCTCGCCCCGGCCGGTACGCTCTTGGCAACCTTGAACGTAACCGGCGCGCTCGGTACGGCCACGGGCGGCGTTATCGACTTGAACGAAACCGTAACGCAGAACAACGCCACGCACGTCAACGGAACGCCGACCTTTGTCCTCGTTACGACCTCGGCGGATGCCGCCGTAGCTACTTACCTCGTAGGTACGGACTGTACCTTTACCGGCAACGTCGTAACGGGCGTCGACATTACCTATACCGTCGGCGCGACCCTGACCGAAGGCAACGCCTAAAATGGGCCTCCGCGAAGACATCCTAAACCGGCCGGATTTGGCCGAAGCGGTCGCGGCGAGGGATTGCGAAACCCTCGCGGCGGCGATGTCTGTCGGGCGGATTCGTGCCGTATCTCACGAGGTTGGGGAGCGGGGGATTCTGGATGCCTTGGGGCCGATTCAAGGGGACGCCTTTTTGTCGGCCTTGGAAAACATCAAGACGGCCGCCGACCTTCCGCCCCCGCTTCAGCCTTGTTTCGGCGCAATCCGCCGGGGCGTGGCTTGGCTCAAAACAAGCGGCCTCGACGTGGGCGCACCGACAACCCGCCTCCTACTTGACGGACTTGCCGGGGCGGGCGTTCTTCCCCAGGCCGACGTCAACAAGGTCAAAGCCCTTGCGGAACGCCCCGATTCGGTCGGGGTGCGGGAAGTTGCCGAGGCCCTCTTTAACGACGACGGGAGCGCGAAATAATGGCGGCTACAAAAACCCAACGGCAACTTATCGCGGCGGGAAGCTCAATTGCCGCTAATGCTTCCCTCAACGCCTCGGAGTGGAACCTGTCGACGGCTTACGGCGGGCTTCTCAACGTTCAATTGTCGCTCCCGGGTTCCGCCCCTACGACCGTACCGACGGTTTCTGTTTATACCGGCGATGCAACGGGCAAAAAATACCTGTTCGCCAAGTTCTCGGGAAGCGTTACGGCGGGCGATTACCCCATGAATTTCCCGGTCGAGTTGCCCCCGTCGGCCATGTTTGCGAACGTAACGATTACCAACGGGGCGACCAACGGCATTACCGCCGAAGCCTTCGGCCAAGAGCTAACCGGCATCTAACATGCGGTATTCGCAACCCCCGGCGGGCGTTCAAATTGATTGGTCGAACCCCCTAACCCGGGGGCTTGTTTCCGTCCTATGGTGCGGGAACGGACACCCCTTCGACCTGCTCGCCAAGGATGCCCCAGGCATTACCGGGGCCGCCCTGCAAGCCACGCCGAAGGGGGTCGGGCGAGTCATCGCTACGGCGGGCAGCAACGGGGTGTACGGGGCGCGCAATAATGGGTCGGCCAACTCATTTCAACACGCCAAAATTACCGCCCTTCCCCTGTCGTTCTTCCTCGTCGGGGAGATTGGCACGGCGGCGGGGTCTTCCCCTGTTGCGGGCTACACGTCGGGCAACAACGGATATTTGCTCTACGCGGCCTATGGCTCCCGGGGGAGGCGCGTTTATTGCGGCGGGGCTTCGGTTGAGTCGGGCGTATGGTCGGCAGGTCAAGGGGTTTTCGGTCTTGTTGCCAACGGCTCGACCCTCGTCGGATATGACAACGGCGCGGCCTTTGCCTCCGGGGCCTTGTCGGCCAACCCGAGCTACGATACCTTTTCGCGGTATGGGGCGTTCGGTAATCCGGACTCTACGTCACCGAACGGTAGCGTTCTGCTCATGCCCTTGTGGGCGCGGGCGCTATCGGCTGCCGAGGTCAAATCCTTCTCGAATAACCCCTGGCAAATCTTCAAGGCGGCCCCGAACGTTGCGCTTTTAAAGGCCTCTGCCGCCGCCGGGGCCTCGCTGGCCGTATCCGCGCAAACCGCCCCCGTCGTTGGCTCCCAGGCGTTCAAGTCGCAACCGGCCTTTGCGGTCAATGCTCTGACGGCCGCCGTCGTTGGTGCGATGTCGTTCGGCCCTGCCTCTCGGGTCGCGGTTACGGCCCAAACCGCCCCCGTCGTTGGCTCCCAAGCGTTCAAGTCGCAACCCGTCTTTACCGTTGCGGCAACAACCGGGCAAACCCTAGGCTCCCAAGCGTTCAAGTCGCAACCGGCCTTTGCGGTCAATGCTCTGACGGCCGCCGTCGTGGGGGCGATGTCGTTCGGCCCCTCGGCGCGCGTTGCTATCAACGCCACCACGGGGGCGACGGTCGGGAACATGGCTTTCGCCGCGCAACCGAGGTTTGCCGTCGCGGCCCAAACCGCCCCAACCAGGGGCGCGATGTCGTTCGGCCCCTCGTCCCGTTTGGCGGTTACGGCCCAAACCGCCCCCGTCGTTGGCTCCCAAGCGTTCAAGTCGCAACCGGTCTTTACCGTTGCCGCGCAACTAGCCCCGGCGGTTGGGAGTATGGCCTTTGCTCCGTCGCCTCGCTTCTCGGTTGCCGCCCTGCTCGCTTCGACGGTCGGGAGCATGGCTTTCCTTTCGGGTCAAGTTCCGGCGGTTCCCGGCGAGCTTTGCTTGACCCCGCGCGCCCGGGGGAGAATTTCGGGTAATATGCGGAAAATTGGAACCATTACTTTCGAGGTCAAACCGCTATGAGTTGCGAACCTCTCACTGTCGGGGACGCGGTTCGCGTCGAGATTACGACTCGGGATATTAACGGGAACCTCGCCAACCCGACCGCGCTCGCCGTTACGGTTCAAGACCCTGACGGAACGACGGCCCTCGCCATCGTGGTTAATACTGGCGTCGGACTCCACTACTTCGACCTAGACTTGGCGAAGGCGGGAACGTATGCTTACCGGGCCGTCGCCACGGGTCAAAACCAAGCCGTCGGCGAGGGCGGCGTTTTCGTTTCCCCGCCTATTTTCTAAGGACTTTCTATGCCTCTCGTTACCGACGACATTTTTGTATCCCTGTATCGCCAAGGGGTCGAGGCGGAACGGGCGGCGGTAATCGCCCGGGGGCTTGTCCAAGGCAGCCACGCTGGGGCGGGGGTTCTGTACCGTTGCGGCGACTCGGTCTTGCTCTTGCTGCGCTCGGGTAATACTCGCGACTTCCCGTTGCATTGGGGGTTTCCTGGCGGCGGCGTTGAGGACGGCGAGACCGCCGAGCAAGCCGCAATCCGGGAGTGCCAAGAGGAAATCGGGCAAGCCCCGGCCGCGCCGCTTTGCCTGCTCGACTATGCCGACGGCTTCGTTACCTTTACCCTGACCGTCGCCGAACCTTTCGCACCTGTCCTCAACGACGAGCATTTGGGTTATGTGTGGGCACCGCTGGCCGCCCTCCCGCAACCTCTGCACCCGGGCGTCGCCGCAACCCTGGCCGCCCTCCCGCCGCTTGGTATGGGGATGGACGCCCGCGAATACGACAGCAATGGATGGTATGAAATCAAAGCCAACCCGATCAGCAAGGCGGGGATTTTCCCGTACTCGGGTCGTCAGCTTGGCCTGACGGGCGAAGACGCCGACAAAATTTTTCAAGTCCTCCGCCCGCCGGAAGAACTCGGGGCTCCCGAGTGCGTCGATTCGTTCAAGCTCCTGCCCTGGATTGACGAACACGTAATGTTAGGCCCGGTTGCCCAGGAATTGACCGACCGCGCGTTGCCTGCTGAGAAAAAGGGGGTTCAAGGGGTTATCGGCGAGGATGTTTTTTACAAAGACGGCACGTTGTACGGGAACATAAAGGCCTTCTCCTCGACCCTGGCCGCCCTCATTGAGGCGGGAAAACGCGAACTTTCCGCCGGGTATCGCTGCATATACGATATGACGGCGGGCGTTTGGAACGGCTTACGCTATGACGCAATTCAGCGTAATATACGCGGGAACCATCTAGCCCTCGTTGTCGAGGGACGCATGGGGCCTGACGTGGCCGTTATGGACCACTTCACATTTACTTTTGACTCCAAGGAGCTAGAAATGGCAGAGCAAACCGAAGAAGGCGGCGCAGGCGGCGGCGAAATGTCCCTGTCTGAAATCTCCGCAGCAATCAAGGCTTTCGCCCCGATTGCGGCGCAGGTTGCCGAGATGCAAAAATCCCTCGCCGCGATGGCGAACCCGACCCCGACCGAAGGCGCCGACAAAACCCCGGCCAACGGCGAGGGCGGCGAAGGCACCCCGGCAGGCACCGGCATGGACGAAAGCGTATTTATTGCCCGCATGGCAAAGCGCGACGAACTCGCCAAGAAGATTTCGCAACACGTCGGAACCTTTGACCATTCGGCTATGACCCTCGACGCGGTCGTGGCGTATGGTTGCGAAAAGCTGGGCCTCGCCGCCGATAAGGGCCACGAGGTCGCCACGCTGTCGGGCTTCCTGCAAGCCAAACCGGCGGCCGTCCCGGCTCCGACCGTAGCCCTCGACGCCGCCGACCCGGCCAAGGGCGGTGATAACTTCGTTTCCAAGCACCTGAAAGGGGAGTAAATCATGGGCTTCCAAACTTCTATTGCCCTGGCGCAAGCCTTCGGCGTTGTCGGCGAATCCGTCTTTGACGGCCCGCGCCGCGCGCAACCGGGCGTCGTTAAGGGCACCGCCGCTAACATCGTGGTCGGCCGCTTCTTTACTCAAGACGTTGCCGACGGCCAGTTTCAGCCGGGCGGCACGGGCGCTTTGGGCGGCATCCTCTGCAACCCGAAGGGGCTCCAGTCTGTTGGAACCTCGGCAAACGGCCCGCTCGCTCCGACCCTGGTCGTCCCGGCCGGTACGGTTTGCGAGTTCGCGACCATGGACGAAATCGTGGTTCAAATGTCGAACGCCTGCAACCCGGGTGACGCGGTTTACTTCGTGCAAGCCGACGGCACCTTGGGGGCGGGCACCGCAGGCGCGGGCCAAACCCAAATCCCGGGCGCTCGCGTTGAACGCTATTCGAACGCGGCGGCCGGTCTCGCCGTCGTTTCCCTTACCGGCCTGAAATAAGGAGTAAAATGATGGCTAAGAAAGCAACTGAAGTCCGTAGCCACGTTTACGGCCGCGACGTTCGCGCCCTGGCGATGTCTGCCGAGGATTGCGCGCAATACGGCGCGCTTGCTCAAGTCGGTATCGGCTTGCCCCCGAGCTTCGTTCGCGACCAAATTCGTGATTTGGGCCTCGACGGCATGGCGATGGACGACACTCAAGGTCTCGTCACCTCGGCGAGCATTACGAACCCGATTCAATTCCTGCAATCCTGGCTCCCGGGCTTTGTCCGCGTTATGACCGCCGCCCGTCAAATCGACGAGCTTGTGGGCATTACCACGGCGGGCAAATGGGACGACGAGGAAGTTATCCAGGGCGTGCTGGAACCGGTTGGCGAGGCCGTCTTGTATGGCGATTACACCAACGTTCCGCTTGGTTCTTGGAATGCCAACTTCGAACGCCGCACCGTGATTCGCTTCGAAAAGGGCTTTATGGTCGGCCTGTTGGAAGATGCGCGCTCCGCCCGCGTCCGCATCAACAACGCCGCCGAGAAGCGCGCCGCGATGTCGCTCGCCCTGGACATCATCCGGAACAAGGTCGGCTTTTACGGCTACAACGCCGGGGCAAACCGTACCTATGGTTTCCTCAACGACCCGAGCTTGCCCGCTTACGTTACGGCGGCCAACCCGGGCGGCGGTACGACGTGGGCGACTAAAACTTTCCTTCAGATCACCGCCGACATTCGCGGCATGTTCGCCCGCCTGCAAGCGGCCGGTAAGGGTCAAATCAACGTCAAGAAGACCAAAACCACTTTGGCCCTCGCCTTGTCCGTTGAGCAATACTTGACCGTTACGAGCGACTTCGGCAAATCGGTTAACGCTTGGCTTGCCGAGACCTACCCGAATTGTCGCGTCGTTTCCGCTCCGGAACTGGACGCAGCCAACGGCGGCGCGAACGTGGCATACCTGTATGCCGATTCGGTCGAGGACGGAGGCAGCGACGGCGGCGCAACCTTCGCCCAAATCGTCCCGGCCAAGTTCCAAGCCCTCGGCACCGAGAAGAAGGCTAAGGGCTACGTCGAGGACTTCAGCAACGCGACGGCGGGCATTTTCGTCAAGCGTCCGTTCGCTATCCAACGCCTGACCGGCATCTAGTCTCCTGTAGGGTGTAGCGCGGTTGCCCCCGGTTGCTTCGGCTTCCGGGGGTTTTTTCTTTAGGGCTTACCCCCATGCAAAGCGGAGGCCTCCCCGCTGGCGATTTCGGAATGCAGGCGGGCGGAGGCTTTCCACTGTTCCGCCGTGTATCCGTTTATTTTGCGCCCCGCCTTTTCCGCCTTTTCTGCAAGAACACGACTTGACTCCGCGTTACGGCGGTGTTGTTGGCGGCACTGCTCGACCGTAACGTTTAGAATGCGGGCCTGCTGTTCCAAGGTATAGGCTTGCTTAATCATGGCTTGCTCCCGTTTGGTTAGTTGGTGAGCGTATTATGTATTACGAAATTACCGCCCGTCAACAACTTTTTAAGGGCGTGCTATTATTCCCCGTGCACCCCCCTTAACCTTTAGGAGATTCCCCTATGTCTTCCGCGCAAATCCTTTTCGTCTTCTCCACCCTGGCGAGCGATGTCGCCTATACCAACCACACCCCGGGCGGCGGCGATATGCCGATTGCTCAAGACCCCGTCGTTATCAAGGGCGGTGCAGGCGTGGCAAATGACCGCCTCGTTACCCCGCGCGGCGTTATGACTCGCGTTACCGCCGAGCAAGTCGAGTACCTTCGTCAAAACGAGGTCTTCAAGCTCCACGAGGCCAACGGCTTTATCACCATTCAAGAAGCCGCCGCCGACGCCGATGTGGTCGCGGCGGATATGACCGGCCGCGACGAATCCGCCCCCGTTGTCCCGCAAGACAATGTCGCCGGAAATGATGTTTCGACCGTTGTCGGCGGCGAGGTTGTCCAAGAGGCTACCGCCCCGAAAACTTCGAAAAAGAAGTAAGCCCCCCGGGCTTTGCCGTACAGAAGGCCGGGGCGGTTTCGCTTCCGGCTTTTTCTTTTGAGGGCCGCACAAATGACCATCGCACTAAACCCCGCCGAATTTCGGCAAATCTTCCCGGCCTTCGCCGACCCCAACACCTACCCCGACGCCCGGTTGCGCGCTAATTTCACGATGGCGACGGCCTTCATATCGCCCGACGAATACGGGGACATGGCCTTGGAGTTCCGCCCCCAGGCGCTTAACCTCATGCTCGCCCACTTGCTAGCCCTTGGCGATATGGCGGCGGCCGGGCAAACGGGCGTTGTCATTGCCTCCCGCGTGGGCGACGTGCAGGTACAACTACAACCCCCTCCCGAGCGCGGCCAATGGCGGTATTGGCTCAACCAAACCCCCTACGGTTCCCAACTCGTTGCCCTGCTCGAAATGCAGAGTGCGGGCGGCTTCTTTGTTGGGGGCCTCCCCGAGCGGGCGGCCTTCCGCAAGGTCGGCGGGGTCTTCCTGTAGCCATGCGAATCACTCGCAAAGCGGGGAAAATCGACGCCCTTCGGCAGGCGGTCGCGGGCCTTCAGGACGCGCAAGGCCGCGTCGGTTGGTTCGAGACGGCCAAGTATGAAGACGGCGCACCCGTGGCAGGCGTGGCAGCGGTCCAAGAGTTCGGTAGCCCCGCGCAAGGTATCCCGCCCCGGCTTGGCATGAGGACGACCGCCCGCGAGAAGCAAGAGGAATGGCGCGGCCTCGTTGAGCAGGTATCCCGGGCCGCCATGCGCGGGCAGGTTGCCCCCGAGCAGGTAATGGAAGCCCTCACGATGGCCGCCGGGGGCCACATGGCGGCCCAAATATCCAAGGTCGTAGCCCCGCCCCTCAAGGAGGCCACGATTGCGGCAAGAAAGCGCCGTCTAGCCGACAAGGGGGCGAGCGTTACCGGGGCCAAAGGCGGCGCAGGTATCGCGGGCATTACAAAGCCCCTCGTCGATACGGGGATACTCTTGGCGACCCTTTCTTACGAGGCGAACGGTACAATAACGCCTGTTAGCGAAGGGAGCGGCAAATGACCCCCGGTTCAAATCTTCTAGGCTTGGCTTTGCGGGCAATCCGCCCCCAAACACTCAAACACCGGGCGTTTATCGGGCGTATCGAGAACGCAGCGGGCGACACCGTGGCAACCTTCGCCCCCGCCGCTGACATCAAGGGGTCAATGCAACCCGTCGATATGCGGCTATACCAAGAGTTAGGGCTTAACCTCGCCAAGAACTACTCGACGCTTTACGTTTTCGGGCCGGTCATACCCACGGCCCGCGACCGCGACGGGGACTTGGTTTTGTTCAACGGCCTGACGTGGCAATGCGAGAGCGACCGCGACTGGTCGGGCGTCGGCGAGTACCGGAAAATACTTTGCGTCGAGGTTCCCCCGTATGAATGACCGGCAACTTTTTAAACTCTTTATGTCCTCGGTCCTGCCTTTGGTTCAGGCAACCGACGGCCTCGCCGGGGTTAAACTGGCCCGCAATTTCCAGCCTCGGCAACATGGGGCCTCGACCTCGCCTTACGTCTATTTCTCCAAGCTCGGGGACCATCGCCACGGGCACCCCAACCGAAAAGGGGTATGGGATGAAGGGCGCGGGGTTTTCGAATACACCGAAACCGAGCAATACGAAACCCTGGTTCAGTTTTCCGCCTGGATACCCCAGGCCGGAACGGACCCGGACGAGCTAACCGAATCTGACATTCTCAACGCGGTTTCGGGTATTATTCAAAGCGATGAAATCTTGGCCGCTTTCCGAGCGCAGGGGGTCGGGGTTCTTCGGGTGACGGACGTTAGGAACCAAGCTATAGTCGACGAGCGCGACCAATTCGCAACCGTTCCGACGTTCGACGTTACCTTGACACACAAGCGAACGCGCGTTTCCACTATTCCGGCCGTGGCGACGATTGAGGCAAATCTAGGTCGGGTTTAAGGGGCTAGAAAATGGCTATCTCGTTTAAACGTTTCGTCGATATCGTTTCCGGCGTCGGCGGCGGGGCGGGGGTTCGCCTCCGTGATTTGATTCTGCGGCTGTTCTCGACCGATACCCGCGTACCGGCCGGTACGGTTATTGAAATGACCTCGGCAGACGACGTGAAAGCCTATTTCGGCGCGTCCTCCCCGGAGTACCTCCGCGCGGTCTTTTATTTCGGGTTTATCTCGAAACTCGTCACCGCCCCCAAGAAAATTTCATTCTCGCGATGGGCCAACGTTGCCGCCGCCGGTCGAATTTACGGGGCGACAAAATCTTTTGTCATTTCGCAATTTACGGGCGTATCTACCGGCGCGCTCAAGCTGACCATTGGCGCGTATACCGCCGACGTAACCGGGTTGAACTTTACCGGCGCGGGCACCCTTTCGGCCGTCGCCACGACGTTGCAAACCGCTATCCGCGCCATTGTAGCCGGGGGCGCGGACTGGACCGCCGCGACTGTTACGTACAACGCCACGGCTAACCGGTTCGAACTCGTCGGCGGCGTCGTGGGCGCGGAGGCTATCGCCACGGCGGCCCCTGGTTCCGGCGTTGATGTCCGCTCGTTGCTGGGTTGGGATGCGACCGCCGTATTTTCCCCCGGCGTGGCCGCGCAAGAACCTCTCGACGCTTTTACCGCGTCGGTGCAGGTCTCCGATAACTTCGGTTCGTTTGCCTTTACCTCGGCGCTTACCCAAGCCCAGGTCGCCGCCGTTGCGCTGCAAAACGATACATATAACGTCAAGTTTATGTATTTGGTAGGTATTGCCCAGGCCGACGCCGCCGCGTATTACGGCGCGCTCTCGGGTTTGTCGGGCGTTGCGACCGTCCTCGCCCCGCTTTCGACCGAGTACCCCGAACTGCTCCCGGCCGCTATCCTGGCGGCGACCGACTACAGCCGTCGCAACTCGGTACAAAATTACATGTTCCAGCAAGCGGCGCTTACCCCGAGCGTGCAGGACAACGCCACCGCCGACGCAATGGACGCCTCCCGCGTTAATTACTACGGTCGCACGCAAACGGCGGGCCAATTCCTCGACTTCTTCCAACGCGGCATTATGATGGGCTTGGCGAGCGACCCGGTCGACCTGAATACCTACGCTAACGAAATGTGGCTCAAGGATGCGGCAGGGGCCAAGGTCATGGAGCTTTTGTTATCGCTCGCCCGGGTATCGGCGAACGCTACCGGCCGCTCCCAACTGCTCGCGGTTCTGCAATCGGTTATCGAAACCGCCGTTTTTAACGGTACGATCAGCATCGGCAAGCCGCTGAATACCACGCAAAAACTCTATATCGGCAACATGACCGGCGACCCCCTGGCGTGGCAACAAGTTTATCGCCTCGGCTACTGGCTCGACTGCGTCTTGCAGAGCTACACGACCCAAGACGGCCGCACCGAATGGAAGGCGGTCTATACCCTGATTTACTCCAAGGACGACGCTGTTCGTAAGGTCGAAGGCTCCCACGTTCTCATTTAAAGGAAAATAAGCCATGAGTAATGACATCAGCGTTTTCGGCCTGCAAGCCCAGGTCGTCGCGTCGCAAACCTTCCCGGCCGGGTTCAACGTAACCCAATTTGCCGACGACGCCGACCCGGTCGACTCGCCCGTTCTGCAAATTAAGGACAAAGGTATGGGGGTCAATGGCGACCTTATTACCTGGAGCAAGGCGAACCCTATCCCCTTGACGATCAGTGTCGTCCCGGATAGCGAAGACGACCGTAATTTGGCCGTCCTGTTCGAGGCGAACCGGGTCGGTAAAGGCAAGTTTGGCGCGCGCGATGTGGTCTCTATCGTCCTTATCTACCCGTCGGGCGACGTGGCCGCCTTTAGCCAAGGCACCATTACCGACGGCCCGCCGATTAGCGGCGCGCAAAGCTCAGGCCGCTTGAAGTCCAAAACGTATTCGTTTGTCTTCGAAAACGTCAACCGGGCATAAGCTATGATTGAACCGAAAGAAATCGTTATCGAGACCCAAAAGGGCGAGCAAAAAACGTTCGTCCTCTCGAAATTCCCCGCCGTGCAGGGGCGCGAAATTATCGCAAAATACCCGCTTTCTGCCGTTCCCAAGCTCGGGGATTACGCGGTCAACGAGGAAACCATGCTAAAGCTCATGGCCTTTGTCGGCGTCCCCCGCGAGGGGGACTTGCCCCCGCTCCTGCTCAACACGCGGGCGCTCGTCGACAATCATGTGCCGGATTGGGAAACCTTGGCGCGGATTGAGTTCGCGATGCTGGAATACAACGTAAGTTTTTTCGGGAACGGGAAAGGCTCGACTTTCTTAGAAGCTATCGCCAAGAAGGCCCAAGCGTTCCTTTCCCAAACGTTGACGGATTTATCGGGGCAATTGTCGCAGAAGGGAAAGCGACCCTAAACGAACTGAAGACCGTCTACAGCGTCGAGGACGCCTTTACGCTTTGGGAGGTCATCATGACGACGCGGTATAACGAACACCTCGCCATTGAACACGCGAAAGCCAAGGGCAGCAAATGAGCCTCCTAGATACGTTCTACATTCTCTTTGACTCGGATGCTTCCAAGCTGGATAAAGGTTTGGAAGAATCCGAGAAGAAGGCGGAAAAGCTGACCGACAAGCTCAAGGACGTAGACAAACACGGGGCTAAGGCGGGGGCCTCCCTTTATGGCCTGATCGAGAAAGGGGCGGGCCTGCTCGGGGTCGGCCTCTCAATTGGCGCACTCGTGGCCGGGGTGAAATCCACGGCGGCGGCTTACGACGAACTCGGCAAGCTCGCCGCCCGTTTCCGCTCGACGACCGAGGCAATCGACGAATTTACCGACGCCTCGACCTTGCTCGGCATTAGCGAGGAGGCGAGCGTGGGGGCTTTGAAGTCCCTGGAAACCGCCATACAGGATACCTTTCTCGGCATGGGCCGGGCTAAAAAGGTATTCGAGGAAATCGGGATTAGCGTTACCGACGCCGCCGGGAAGGTCAAACCGACTACGGTGGTTATGGCCGAACTCGCCGAGAAGTTGCACGGCATGGAGCGGGGGACGCAAATCCGCGTTATGGAGCGGCTAGGCCTGGACCCGGCCATGCTCAAGCTATTCAACGCGGATTTTGTCGCCCTTCAAAAGCGCATGAACGAGGTCGACCGGGCGAGCGGGTTCAACTTGGAGCAAGCCGTGAAACGGGCGGCCGAATATACCAAGGCGTCGAAGGGCCTCTCGGTCGAGGTCAATACCTTGAAAATGTACATGGAGAAACTAGCCGAGAGCTTCAAGGTTTCGACCATGCCGTTTTTTACCGACGCCCTGACGACCGCGACCAAATACGTCAAGCAATTCGTCGATTTCCTCCTGAAGCATAACAAGTTCGTCGAGGGGGTTTTTATCGCTATCGGCGCGGCGATTACTTATTTCATGATCCCGGCCGCCATAAAAGGCGCGGTTGCCGTGTGGGCGATGATCGCCCCCTTCCTGTTGATCGGCCTCGCGGTTGCGGCCGTCGGCGCGGCGTTCGCTCTGCTCTATGAGGACGTAATGACGTTCCTAGACGGCGGGGAGTCCTTGATAGGGCAGTTGGTCGAATGGGTCAAATCGTTCGAATTCCTTAACGCCCTGGTCGGCGTTGTGGCCGCCGGGTTCCGTTTCCTTTGGGCCGCGTTCGGCCAAGGTCTCGACATTGTCGCCGAATTCATAAGCCAATCCGCCCCCCTCCAATCGGCTTTCGGTATCCTGAAAACCATGATTGACGGGGTAGGGGAGGCGCTTTCGTTCGTGTGGAACCTGATAAAACAAATTGGCTCGGGTATCGGCTCGGCCCTTGGGGCGGTCGGCTCGGCCTTCGGCAAGGGGTTGGACATTACCACGAAGGGGCTAATCGAGGGCAAGAGCGCCCTAGACCAAGCCGCGAAAAATCCGCTCGCCTCCCTGACCTCAAATAGCATCAGCAACACGAGCAAGGCTACCTCCCGCTCGACCTCCGTCAACGTGGGCAAGGTGGAGGTCAAGACCGCCGCGACCGACGCCGAGGGCATCAGTAAAGCCATTGGCGGCTCCATGCGGGCACAAATGCAGCAGGCGGCGGCCAACTTCGACGACGGGGTTTTGGCATGACCCCCGGCGCGCAGGACGTTACCGCCGTTCTCAATGCCGACTACGTGCAGGTATTCGAGAAGGCCCGCGCGGTAAAGGCTACCGTTATGAGGGGGTCCAAGGCTATGGAGCACCCTTTGGAAACCGGCGCGCTCGTAACCGACCACCGTATCATTTTGCCGACCGTCGTTGAGCTTTCCATGCTCTTGACGAGCGAAGACTATCCCGCCGTTTATCGGCAAATATGCGACCTTTTCTTGGCCGGGGAATTGCTCGTTGTGCAAACGCGGGTCGATTCGTTCCCGTCCATGCTGATCGAGAAGATACCGCACGACGAGACGCCCGAAATGCTCGACGGGGTCGCCGTGGCGATTACCCTCAAAGAGGCGCTTTTCGTGTCGCCGAAGTTCTCCACGGTTAAGGTAGAGAAGCCGAAGAACTCCGCGACCGTCAAGCAAGGCCAAAAGCAGCCGACCGAACCGCCCCCCGAGCGGAAAACCTCTATTCTCGGGAGCATTTTTAAATGATGGAAATCGGATTAGCCGCCGTCCCGAATCAATCCCTATCGGTTCAACTCGACGGCCGCTTTTATGAAATCGAGATAAAGGACGCAGGGGGCGTTATGGCCGCGACCATTACCCGCGACGGCGAAACGGTAATATCCGGCGTTCGGATTACCGCCGGGTCGCCCCTGCTCCCCTACCCATACCAAGAGGCGGGCAACTTCGCCTTGGTAACGGACGACGACGCCCTGCCCTATTGGGACCAATTTGGCGTTACGCAATTCCTCGTCTATGTTTCTGACGCTGAATTAGCCGACTTCCGGGGGGAGTAATGGCCGAACTCGACCCCCGATTACTTCGAATCGGCATCGAAGTAAATGGCGTTTTGAAGCTCTACGAAGGCCTCGCCATGACCGCGAGCGGGACCAAGTACGCCAACCCGATACAGAACGAGTGTGAAGTAAAAATAACCAACCTCGACCAAGCAACCCGCGATTTTCTCTTGACCGAAACCAGCCCGTTTAACAAGAACAAGCGGCGCAAGCTTTTGACTGTGGAGGCGGGCCGCGTAAGTACCGGGTACTCCCTGGTATTCGCCGGGGACATTACGAGCGCCGTCGGGGCACAACCCCCCGACATTACCTTGACCCTCAAAGCGGCGACCGGGGATTATGCCAAGGGGGTCATTATTGCCACGTCGCAACCGGCCATTTCCCCCTTGCGGAACGTCGCCGCCAAGGTCGCGGCCGACTTGGGGCTAGCCCTCCGTTTCGAGGCGAAAGCCAAGCAAATATCGAACTACACTTTCACGGGGAGCGCGGCGAAACAGGTCGAACACCTCGGCAACATGGGCCGGGTTAATGCCTACATCGACGATAAAACCCTCGTCGTCAAAGAGTTCAACAAGGCGCTAGAGCGGCAGGTTCGCGACCTTAGTCTAGACTCGGGATTAATCGGCATCCCCGAATTTACCGAGCAGGGCCTAAAGGTAAAAATGCTGTTCGACAACGCGACCACGCTCGGCGGGGGGTTGCGGGTTTCGAGCAAGCTAAACCCGGCGGCCAATGGGGTTTATACTGTCTTCAAGCTGGGCTTTGAACTATCCAGCCGCGACACCCCTTTTTACTACATTGCCGAATGTACCCGGGCTAACCAATGAGCGACCCGCACGCCACCCCCTCCCGCGACCCTGCCAACGACGATTCGTTGCTAGGCATGGCTCGCCAAATCCTCGACAAGTTCCTGGCCCAGGTCGACGACATGCTGCCCGCCCGCGTGGTCTCCTATGACCGCCAAGCGAACCGGGCGACCGTTGTCCCCCTGGTCAAAGTGCTGACGACCGATAACCGCCAAGTAGGCCGCGCCCAAATTGCCGCCGTCCCGGTCATGATGTTTGGCGGCGATGGCGTGGCGCTCTCGTTCAACCTCAAGGCGGGCGACCTCGGCTGGATTAAGGCCAACGACCGCGATATTTCCATACTCTTGCAGAGTTACCGCGAGAGCGCGCCGAATACCCTCCGTAAGCACTCGTTCCAAGACGCGGTTTTTATCCCCGACGTAATGCGGGGCCTCACCTTGGCCGAAGAAGACGCGACCCACGCGGTACTCCAAACGCTTGACGGTTCTGTACGCTTGGCCGTGTGGCCTGATCGCGTCAAGATTACAAAAGGGACGATGTTTGTCGAGGTTGGCCCGGCTAACGTTTCCCTCGAAAACGGGGCGTCTTCTGCGGTTCTTACCCCGTCGGGGATTACCTTCGCGACTACGGGGGCCTCGGCAACTATGGGGGCGGGGGGGACGACCTTTACCGGCCACGTTGATTTTCCCGACGGGGTCCGTATTGGGGGGATTGAGTTTGGAACCCACCGGCACCCCGAGCACGACGGGGGCAACACTGGAGGCCCGATATCATGACGCGAACTTTAGCAGTCGACGAGAACAACGACCTTTACGTGGGGGTTACGGGGTCACTCGCCTTGGCCGAAGACCTCGCCGCCGTCATGCAGGCCGCGCAACAAGCCGCCCAAACCATGCGCGGCGAAATGGAGTACGCGGTCGACGAGGGCTTGCCCAATTTCGCCGTCGTGTGGAACGGGTCGCCGAACATTTCGCAATTCGACGCCGCCTTGCGCCGCGCCCTGCTCGGCATACCTCACGTAACGGGGGTTGCCTCCCTGACCATAACCCGGGCCGATAATGCGCTAAACTACACGGCGACAATTACGACCGACTACGGGCCGGGGGTTTTGAATGGCTGATTACCAATTTATCGACACAACGGGCGTTATCGTTCCGGACACGGGCGACGTAAAAACGACGGTGGAAGGCGAGTTTAAGGCGGCCTTGGGGCAAGACCTTATCACTGCCGACAACACGCCTCAAGGCGCGCTTATTGTTGCCGAGACTACGGCACGCTCGGGGGTTCTCCGCAACAATGCCACCGTGGCGAATCAGATCAACCCCAACCTTGCCGGGGGCGTTTTCCTCGACGCCATTTGGGCTTTGACGGGGGGCGCACGTAAGGCCGCGACAAAATCCGTAGTTCCGGGGGTTTCTTTGCTGGGGCTCCCAGGGACCGTTATCGCGGCCGGGTCGCAAGCCTCTCTCGTCGACGGGACGCTTTTCGAAAGCCTCGCGGCCGTTACTTTGGACGGAGGCGGCAACGGGACGGTAGATTTTCGGGCGGTTGATACGGGGCCGATTGCCGTCGCCCCCGGCGCGCTTAACCGCGTGGTCTCGGCGGTCCTTGGTTGGGATAGCGTAACGAACCCGACGGGCACCGACGAAACCACCATCGGCCGCCTTATTGAGGGCGACACGGCAGCCCGACGGCGTCGGAAAAATACCTTGAGCCTTCAAAACGTTGCCCTCCCGCTCTCGGCTACTTCTGCGCTCTATAACCTTGAAGGGGTCAAAAGCCTGCAATACCGCGAGAATTTCACGAAAGCCGACGCCACGATAGACGGCATTTTTCTACTCGCGAATAGCGTTTGGGCGTGCGTCGATGGCGGGGCCGACGCCGACATAGCCGCCGCCCTCCTGGCGAACAAAAGCCTCGGGGCCAACTGGAACGGCGCGGTAACGGTCAATCTCCCCCACCCCGGGAGCGGCCAAGTCTACCCCGTCAAGTTCGACCGCCCCGCCTCCGTCGCCCTGGCGGCCCGTGTAACCGTGCGTAAGGGGTCGGCCTTGGGGGACATACCGCAAACCGTGCGCGCCGCGATTGTGGCTTACGCCACGGGGCAAATTGAGGGGGAAACCGGCTTTACGGTCGGCAGCAATGCGAGTGCGTTCGAACTAGCCGGGGCGGTAAGCCGTGAGGCCCCCGGGGTATACGTGCAGAAGTGCGAAATTTCCTTGGCCTCGGTCATCTCTTGGACGACGGACGAAATTACTATCGCCCTGAACCAGAAGGCGACCATTGCCGCCGGAGCAATCGAGGTTATCGTTTTATGAGCCAAATTCAGGAATTCGACTACTCGGTCGACCTACTGCGTGCCCTGCTTTGGCAATACAACGACGCGGCCCGCCTGGAAACGCTCGTTCGCCAAAAGCAAGCGTGGTACGACGATAACCAAAGGGATTTTTGGGCGAATTGGTACAGGGATGTTTTCGACCTCCGCACGGCTAATGACTTCGGCTTGGCCGCGTGGGCGATAATT